TCATCACCTGCAATATAAATTTTTCTAGCTAGTTGCCAAATTTTTCTAACCATTTCCCATTGTATTAAAGATAAATCTTGAGCTTCATCTATAAATAAAACTTCAAACGTTACTAAATTTTCTTTTAAAATAAAATCTTCTAATAAATCATTAAAGTCTTTTAATCCTTTTTCTTTCTTAAATTTTTTTAATTCTTCAGATAATAAAAATAAAGTATTTCTTTCTATATCTAATATGTTTTGTCTTGAGTCATAGTATTCTAATAAATCCATTCTCTTAACTGCGGCTGTATTTATTATTGTAAGGTATTCATTATCAGAATTAAACGTGCCATCACTGTCAGAAAACTTTGCAATTTTAATTGGAATACCACATTTTTCACCAAACTCTTTATAATCTTCTGGTTTCATCATTTTTTCTTTTGTCATACCTAATTGATTAAAAGCAAATGAATGTAAAGTTCTAAAGAAAGGTAAATCATTTTCTTTATCTAAATTAAATTTCTCCGCCGCACGATCCGCAGCTTCGTTTGCTGCTTTTCTAGTAAAAGAAAAATAACCTATCTGTCTTGGTCTAACACCATCTTTTAAAAATTGATCTACTAAATTTAATAACGTAGTTGTTTTACCTGTACCTGGTGGTCCTAAAATTATTGTTTTCATATATTAAAAATGATCCTCCTGATATTTAGTTTGAGAAGTAGACGCTTCTATTTTTTTCATAGTTTTAATTTTAATTAATCTAGGTTGTTGTTTCTTAATTGTCATTCTAGTCTCTTCAATAAATACATCTAATTGTTTTAATAAATTACCTGTTTGAGTTTTATCTTTTTCCCAATGATTTCTTTTACAAAAATTAAAAAAGTCTTCCATTCTAAAATAAGTAAATTCTCTATTCTCATCTGTAAAAGGAAGTTTATTAAATATATCATCCAATGTTCTTGCAGATTGTCTATTGGTAGTCCAATCTTGTAATAGTCCTGTTAATTCATTTACAGGATTTAAAGATTCTAATGGTTCAACTTCTTGAAGATTGGTCATCATAGGTTTTAAAAAATGTTGCTTCCAATCTTTTGGTTTAGGAACTGGTACTACTAAATTAGCTTGATCTAAACATGCCAATGCAAACATACCAGGATTATAAAGTTGTTCTGATTTTAATTCTATTCTAGTTTTATCTACATCTAAAAACCATTGTGGTGGTGTTGATGCATATTTAGTTAAACTTCCAAGTACTGGCATTTCCTCTTCACCAAAACCTACACCATATCTTTTTGTTCTACACAAACCAGATTGACATACAGAATTAATTGGTGCATCTTTACATCTGTATTTATCATAACCTTTTCTATTAACTGATTTAATTAATTGTTGAACCTCACCATTACTTAAAGCAGGTTCCATATAATCCATATTAGCTTTTACAATATCATCTTCCCAAGTATCTGGTCTTGATTGTTTGTAGTAAACTGCAATATTAAATAAAGCATTATTCCTGGAACCTTCTCCAAAACCAGTTGAAGCTAGTTTATTTAAACAAGGCGGGCCTCCAGGAAATGCTTCATCTATTTTCTTTTGTTCAACTTTAACTTGCTCAACTTGATTTTTTTCTTGTGCATAAAGATCATAGAGCTCAAAAAATTCTTCAAGTGTGCAACCATTGCCTTCATCGTTGATAGCATATCTTAATCCTTTCATTAGATTGTGGTAAGGTAAGTTTAAAAAATTACCAGTGTCACCACGTTCCACTAGTATTTCTGTTTGTTTAGGAAAGATTTCTGAACCTTCATATCCTAAAACTGTTGCAAATTTTTTAAGAGTAGCTTGCATTAAAGCAGCTGAAATATTTTCTTTGGTAAATAAAAAAACGTGAGCGCCTCCTGATTTAGAACGGCAAACTATAAGTGGAAGATTTAACTTCCTAATATTTTGAATGAGGCCAAGATGGTCAAAGTTATATTCGTCAATATCAATACAACCCCACTTACAGCTATTATCTTCTGTGATAGGGATGATTCCCAAAGCAGGGCCTTCACCTTTGAGATGATTCTCCCATAAATCGTCGGTGACGGGTTTACGAACAATAAAAGCCTTACCTTTTTGTTTTCCGTTTTCGCTACGATCTCCTGGCTGATATTGTCCATATGCTATTTTTAGTCCGCTAAATATATTTTTGAATTTATCTTTTTGCATTTATCATTTCTCTTTCTTTTGTAAAGGGGGATTTTACAATCCCCCTTATTTTTATCACTAGTATGGAGTACTATCTGATAACTTCTCTTCAACATCCTCTTTTGTTTGCACGTTGCCTTTGGATACATTTGATGAAAAATCCTTTGCCTCTAGGTATAAAGACTTATCATTTTGATCCATTATTCTGTCTTGTGTAACAACCCATCCATACCAAGAACCTTTATCGTTCTTTTGTAATGTAGATGCTAGATTATACACAACCCCATGCATAGGTGGGATAACAAAACCACCTTTTCCGTTAGGTATTTGTATGGTTTTCATCATAGAATTCCATTTTTTACTAACGTTTAATTGAGTCGACTTCATTGTTATCAAAGCAGGTGTATAACCACCAGTCTTTGTCTCAATCATTACATAGTAAGAAGCAGTCTCTTCAAGATAATTACCATTAGGTAATCTTATTTTAGAGCCTTCTCTCTTACCAGTTTGGATTATCGGACTGTTCGGTAAGTGTGTAGCAACAGGAGCACCTGGGCCATCACCTCTATCCGACCATTCTGGATAATCTTTTTTGTAGTAACAAGGAATTACCTTGATACCTTTTTTACCATCGTATAATTCGCTGGTAACAGTATTATAGATCATACCAGGTTTGGCACCTTCTATATACTTTGCATCACCTTCAGTTACTTGTGGTGATAGTTGTCCCAAGATTCTTACAAACGGTAACGCCATATCTTCTGACGTCATGTTTTCAAAACCTTTAGATGTATCATCACCAAATAACGCAAGTGATGTTTCTGTTTTTTTAGCCATTACTTCATTAGCCATTATTTTTCTCCATTATTATTTCCGAGTTATTTTAGTTCTGTCTTTAATCCAAGTACTAAAGACATCAGAAGGCATGTCGAGCCCGGACTCGACACGCTCCTGAAATAGGGCTGTTAATGTATTCCAAGCCACATCAGATTTCTGACTTGGTTGAAACCCATTTTCAACCGCAAGGTCTAGCAATTGCTTCGCCTTGTCATCTTCTCCTTTACCAAAAGTAACAGAGACATTATTTTTAATAATATCTCCTAACCCCTGATCTCGAAGCCATTTGTAAGCAGCATCTCTTTTATCCAAATCTTTTGGAAGAGTGCACCTAAATTCTTTTCTAACAGATACTTTAGATCCATCTTGAAGTTTTAATTCAGATAAACCTTGTTCAGCTAATAGTTCTGGTATTACTCTTGAACCTATATCATCTGCTTCTTCTTTTTTCTTTTTAAGTTGTTCTTCTAGTTCTGCAATCTCATCTTCTTTTTGTTTTAACTTAACACACTCTGCAGCTATAGTTGTTATTTCTACATTGTCTAAAAGATCTTTTGAATCTTTTAACATCATATTTGTTACTTCATTACTCATCTTTCTACCTTCTTTGTTGTTGTTGATAAAAATCAATCTCTAATGGGTAATATCTATATTCTCTTCTATCCCATTTCAAGACATTATATTGACCATTGGTCACATCACTTATTGCAACATTACAAATACCAATTATTATTGGATCTCCTATTGCTAATAAATAATCTTGTTTATTAAAATTTTGTAAATTTTTTTTCATTTTTCTTACAAAAGGTGTGGTCGAATAAATTGCTTGAGATTCTGGCCCAGTGTTTGGTAAACAAATAACTAGGTATCCAAAATCAGATGCACTTAAAATATTTATATTTGCAGGTGGTTGTTGTGCAACATAAACAAATTTTTCTGCAGGATTATCTTTTTGAAAATCTAAAAAATCTTCTAAAGAATCTGGTTTATATAATTCAAAAATTTTATTTTTCATTTCTTTTCTTTCTTTTTATTTTAGCCATACCACTTAAGTAACCAATATATTCTTTTATAGGAACACCTAATGCTTTAGCAATTTTATATTGCTTATTAGTTAAACTTACTTCTATTACAAATTCTTTTTTATACATTCTTAATTTCTTTTTTCTTGACAGAGAATATAGTAGTGTTTATATAATTGTCAACTAGAAAGAAGAAAATAATTATGAACTATAAATTTAAAACTAAACCATACGCACATCAATTAACTGCGTTAAAAAAATCTTGGGATAAAGAAGAGTATGCGTACTTCATGGAAATGGGTACGGGTAAATCTAAAGTATTAGTTGATAACATTGCTATGTTATATGATAAAGGTAAAATAAATGCGGCGCTTATTATAGCACCAAAAGGAGTTTATAGAAACTGGTTTTCTGGTGAAATTCCTACACATTTACCTAGCCATGTAAATCATAAAAAGGTATTATGGACTGCAACCACATCCAAAACAAAGGATAAAGAGTATCAACAATTGTTTAAAGTAGACTATGACCTTCACATCCTTGTTATGAATGTGGAAGCCTTTTCAACTAAAAAAGGATTAGAGTTTGCTACTAAATTTTTAAATTGTCATGAAACATTAATGGCAATAGATGAATCTACAAGTATAAAAACTCCTACCGCAAAAAGAACTAAATCTATATTAGCAATAGGTAAACTTGCAAAATATAGAAGAATTCTTACAGGTTCTCCTGTGACAAAAAGTCCACTTGATCTATATACTCAATGTGGTTTCTTACATGAAGAATTATTAGGATATAGTTCTTTTTATACTTTTAGAAATAGATACGCTACTATGTTAGATAGAAATTTTGGTGGACGTAGGGTACAAATTGTAGGTGGATATAAAAGATTAGATGAACTTTCTGAATTATTAAAGAAGTTTTCTTATCGTGTATTAAAGGAGGATTGTTTGGATTTACCTAAAAAAATATATATTGAAAGACAAGTAGATTTAACCGAAGAACAACAAAAAGCTTATTCAACTATGAAATCCGCGGCCCTCGCTTCTTTAAAAGGTAAGATGGCAACCGCGCCACATGTATTAACACAACTTATGCGTTTACATCAAATAACATGTGGTCATTTAAAGAATGATGATGATTCAATTACTGAAATAAAAAATAATAGAATAAATGAACTATTAGATGTATTGGATGAAATAGAGGGTAAAGCAATTATCTGGGCTAATTATGTTTACGATATTAAACAAATTGTTAGCCATATAAATAAAAAGTATGGTGAAGGATCTATTGTACAATATTATGGTGCAGTTGATTCAGAAACTAGACAAAAGAATATTGAAAAATTTCAAGATCCAAAATCTAATGTAAAGTTTTTTGTAGGTAATCCACAGACCGGTGGTTATGGTATTACACTTACTGCAGCTAGTAATGTTATTTATTATTCTAATGGTTATGATCTAGAGAAACGATTACAATCAGAAGATAGAGCACACAGAATAGGTCAAGAGAGATCAGTGACATATGTTGATCTTGTAGCACCAAAAACTGTAGACGAAAAGATAAAAAAAGCTTTACGTAAAAAAATAAATATAGCTAGTCAAGTAATGGGGGAAGAATTAAAAGAATGGATATAAAAAATAAACAAAAGAAAGAGTTCGAAGAAAAAGTAAAAGAGTTTATGAAAAAAACAAATGATGAAATGTATGAAAGAAGACAAAACTTTTATATTTTACAAGATATGTTTAATGAATCAAAAAAAGTTATACATGATGTTTATTATAGAAGAAGAGTAAGAAGAGCTGATATATTAGATTGGTTTATTACTTATGTTAAATATTTTTATCTAAAACCTATAGAAGCTTTTAGAGTTGCATTTTTTACAAATGGTTTTCTTAAATATCATATTGAAAGATATTGGAGATTAAAAACAAATTTAAAATTTTTAACAGATGAGTATGAAGAAGCGGAGAATGATCTTGAAGATTTGGAAACAACAGCAAATAAATATAATTTAGATATCTACTAATCCTGTTTCTCTATTTAAATATTTGTATTCTATTTTAGAGGTTTTGAAATCTTCTTTTATTTTATTACATATTTGTTCATGGTCAAACTCACCACAACTATAAACATCAAACTGCATCAATGCAGGTTTAACTTCATCCCATACATGCATTGCTATGTGTGATGTTTCAATAATTGCAACTGCTGTAATACCTCTATTGCCTGGCATAGTACAGTACTTAACATATGGGCCCATGAATACTTTCATGTTTATATCCATGATAAAATTATTTAACCAACTCTTTAAATAATTTTCATCTATCGGTGGATTATTTATTTCCGCTCGAACGATTAAATGTTTGTGTACTAATAAACTATTTTTCATCGAAGCTTTCTATACTAAATCGACAGCTTTTCCAATAATAGGTTTATATTTTACTTTCTTATCTTCTCTATAAGCATGCATAAATTGTCTTCTAGGTTGGTAAGGTACCCAACTTGCATGAATCCAGCCACTGTTGGGCTCTCCCGGCGTATAGAATTCTAAAATAAGTTGATCTGTTTCTAAATATTTATGTATCCAATCTGCGAGTTCTGCATTGTCTACACCAATTACTTCGAAATCTGCGGCCTCGGCTTTGGCATGCTGTGAGTTTTCTGAACTACCTATTGCTTTACATAATTCAGGAGACCTAAATCCGCTAGTCACTTTTACTCTTCCGAATTGATCACGTACAGGTTGTAATACATTTTCACAAAGTTGTTTTAATTTATCTATTTGATCACCATTAGGATTGTTATCTATGTTTAATCTAATTGCTATATCAGATTTAATAAGTTCTTGAAGAGTGAAATTTCTGGAAAGATTCATTTTATATAAATTTTTCTAACACGAAGAGTACTGCTGTTCCCGCAACAGTCAAAAGAACCCAATAGATCTTGTCTATCTTACCGCCCAGTTTATCTACATCTTCGTGTATGTGTTTAAGATGGTTGTTCTTAATTTGATTTATATCTTTTTTAAGACCTGTCACGTGTCCGTAAAGTGATATAATATGTTCTCTTGTGTTTTTAGGTTCTATTGCCATAAGTTATCCATTTGGAAATAAAGTTTTATATCTTTCTGATTCAGGTAAAGTTTCAAAAGAAACTCCTCTTAAATTAACATTTTGTTGTCCAACAAATCCTGCAGTAGGACTAGCTCCAGTTACATTTGGTGGTAATTGACCTACTGGAGTACCTTCTAAAGTAGGAAGAGGTAGTTTGTCAAATGGGTTTTCTAAAGGTGGTAGCTCTTCTTCTTCATCTAGACCAACATTAAATAACTGTCCTCTTATATTTCCTATTGCACCTATAGAATCTAGTATTGGATTTTTAATTCCAAGTTCATCAGCTATTCTTTGAAAACCTTGAATAACTTCTTTAGATACATTTAATGGTGTAAAGATTCCTTCAGATATTCTTCCATATCCTTTTTTACCTAACCCATCAACTAATTGTTTTGTTAAATCATTTTTTTCTGCACCTAATATTTTTGCATCTTCTATTGCTTGATACATTTCTTTTTGTGTATCAAATAAAGCTTGATTAGAATTTATATATGCATCTAAAATTTCTTTAGGTGTAACTACACCACCTTTTAAAACTTCTGTAGTAAATAAAGCTTTAGAGTTACGTGATCTTCTTTTGTAATCCGCTATCTTATATTTTATAGATTTATTAGGATCTACTTCAACAGCTCTAAATCCAAACATACCTTGTAGTTCATCGCCAAGCTCGTAAGATTTTCCTCTTTTATCAAATCTACCTAAATCATCTGTAGGTTTAATAGCTAAATTTAATCTTTTTAATTGTTTCCAGTTTAAAGGAGCTTGTGATTGCATTAAATGAGCAACACCTTTATACATTTTAGTTCCTGCATCATCTTCTCTATTCCAAACTGCAAAACCATCTCTTGTTCTACCACCTCTCATAACTAAATCTGATAAAGCTTCTGTCCAAATAGATTCACTAACAAAAGGAGATCCAATTTCTTTTGTTGATTCTACTAATCCTAATAAGAAATCATCCATCATACCATCTTTATCTTGTTCACCATCTTGAACTTTATTAATAATAGTTTGTATAGGTCTTGTTAAAGTATCATATGCATTACTGTGACTGAAATCTATAACTTTAAATTTACCTGTTTCTTTATCTTTAATAGGAACCAAAGTAGAATTTTTAGACCATTTAGCTACATAGTTTCTTAATGCTTTTCTTTCATCTTCTGTAACATCATATATTGCAGATGCAGCCTGTACTGCAGCATAAGGAACAGCAGCTGTTGTAAATGCCATTCCAGATAGTCTTTGTAAACCTATTGTTCTAAAAGGATTTACTTTTTTACCATTAATAGTTGTAGAATAAAATATTTCATCTAATCCTCTTTGAACTACATTAGTACCTGTTCTCATAATTTCAGCAGGGAAAGATACAAAATTTCCAAGAGGAAGTTTTCTTAAACCTTTTACAAATTCAGAAACATAAGCATAGTTTGGAATATTATTTTTAACAATACTAGCTGCTTCTTCTTCTATTAATTCTTTTGTTAGTCTTACTTTATTACCTTTCATGTCTGTAAAAGATTGACCTAATTTAACACCTGCTTTATTGTAAGCATTTTCTAATCTTTTAGTTTCACCTAAAAAAGAAAATATTTTCCAAAAGTCATCTTCAGCTGTATATGCATCTTGTGCAAATTTTTTAGTTTTAGATAAAACTTTAAGTAATCTATTTAAACCATAGCTTGCAAGATTATCTCCTTGAGATAATGTACCTGCTATACCACCAAAGTTAACATCTTTTAATAGAGCTGATAAATCTCCAAGTTGAACTTGTGAATTTACAACTCCTAGTTTTAATAATTTTTGATAAAATGCATTTGATTTTCTTGTGCCGGGTCCTGCTACTTGTAATGCATTCCATGCTTGTTTTACTGCTTGAGGATCCGCTAATGGAATAATACCATTTGCCATAGCAAATGCACCTGCACTTAAAAAGTTACGTCCATGTGTAAACGGAGATAAGATTGTTTTAGCCATCTGTGATGTGGCTTTAGGATATAAAATTAAATTTTGATAAAGTTGTGAAACCATTCCAGTGCTGTTAGCTAAATCATCAACAGGTCTTACTATACCATCAACTGTTCCTGTTAATGCAAATTTAGTTTGTAAAGGATTGACTATAGGTACTTCCATGTCAACCTCTCCTTTTTTATATATTGGTTTTGTTTCACCTTTTAAAGGTTTTAAAGTTTGTGCATAATCTAAATTAGGATCTAAAACTTCTACTCCTTGAGCTCCTCTTTTTGTTACTTTAATAGGAGTAATTGCTTTCCAATCTACGCCTTCAACACCACCAAATAATTTTGCAGCTTCATCTCTAGTATTTGCAAAAGTTGGGGTTTTACCAGCAGCTCTTAATTCATTAGATTTGTTTAACAAGTTATCAAAATATTCATTACGTCTAACAATTGTAGATAATTTATTCGTACCATTTAAAATAGTTTGAAATGCATCATTACTTTTACCAAATAAATCTTCTATAACTTGTTTTTTTGTTCCAGTTAATTCTGATAATCTTGATGGATTTATATTTAATGCTTCATCTGCAGATGATTTACCTAAAAAGAAATCAGGTAATTGAAAATATGGATCAGATTGAGATTTTAATTTAAAACCTTTTTCTAATTTAGCAGAGTTATACACTTTTAAAACTTCTTGTTGAGCTGCAGCATCTGATAAAGTTTTACCAGTACTGTCTCTATATAATTTTTTAAAAGATGTTTTAGCTGTATCCATTACTTCTTTAGAAGGTGTATACAATTCTCCTATTTTAGATTTTCTATTTTTAAATACTTCATAAGTTGAATCAAGCCATGTTGTTACTTTATTACCAAATAATTCTTGAAATGTTTTGGCTCCTTTTTCATCTAATCGTTTACCCATAGATGTAAATAACTGACCCCAACCTATTCTAATTGCAGAAAGATTATCAAATATATTATCTATGTCTTTTGTTTTAGCTCCTAATTTTTTTAAATCTTTTGAGAATTCATTTTGTAATTTTTTATTCATAGATCCAAAACCAACACTTTCAATACCTTCTTTATTCATTTTATATGATGGTGTTAATTTATTTGGACTATCAGAACTAGATAATAAAACTTTATTCATCTTACTTAATAATTCTTTTCTAGTATCTCTAGTTGTTTTGTCCATCCACAATCTTTTAGTAAATGGAAATAGTCTAGAAATACCACTATCTAATTCTCTTACAATGTTTTCTACTTGATTAAGATCTGCTGCTTGCGATCCTTCTAATCTTCTTCCTTGTTCAAAAGCTTCTTGTGTTTGTTTACCTCTAGCTCTTAAAGGTTCTGAAATCCATTTATCTATAAATTTATTAAACTTACCATCTACAACTTTTCCCGCATTAGTTGTGTTTCTTAATTTACTTATAATAGTTCCAACACCACCTAAACCTGCTGTAAACAATGCACCTTCAGTTCCAAACTTTAATCTATTTAATAATTCTCTTTCAGGATCATAGATATCTCCTTCAAGTTCTCTTTCTAGTTGTGTAGGTCCTCCAAGTAAATCTCCAAAAGTTCCTGCATCTTCTACATCTCCAACAAATATTCCTTCAGCAACACCACCACCTAAACTACCTGCACCAAATTGTATTGCTTTACCTTTTCTATTTAATTCTAAATTTTTTTGAATTCCTTTACTAATATTTTTACCTGCTTGACCAGTAACACTTAAATATTTTCCACTTTTAGAAGCTGTTAATGCACCTTTAGCTAATGCACTTCCTGCTTTAAATGCAACACCACCAGGTACTGCAAGGTTAGTAATTAATTCAGTAATTTTACCAGCAGTAGTTGCTTCTGCTGCTTCATCAAAAGGATTTATATTAGAAAACCATTCTTCTACTTCTGCTGCTTTATTAGTATCCGCACCAAGATCCATAAGTGTTGCACCTAATGATACTAAACCTTCTGGTATTTTAAATAGTCCAGAACCAATTCCAGCTAAAATTGATGCTGCTGTGCTAATTTCATTATTGTCTTCTGCGGGTATTTTATCTACTTCAGTAGATATAGGCGTTCTTCCAGGAAGGCTTTTAAGTATATCATCATAAGGTGACGCCATTTTAGCTCCTTAATTATTTGTAACTTCTAACAGATTTTTGTACGCCGTTCTCCATTTCTACAATAACCATTTCACCCGGAATGTAGAAAGTTCCTGTAGGTTTTGAAGTTGCATAATCTTCTGGTAAAGGACCTGAAGTATATCCTTCAGCTAATGCATCAAAGTCTACGCCTGAAGGAGGAAATCCAACTTTTTCTCTATATCTAACAAAAGCTTCTCCTATGGTTCCAGGTTCACCTAATGCCATTTTAGTTGCTTGTCTTCTATCAACATCATTAGCTCTCATAATTTCTTCTACTTTTTTAGTAAACATACCTTTTTCATTTTTTAATTTTGTTTCATAAAGTTCTTTGGCTTGTTCACCTTTAATACCCAACATTGCTGCAGCTTGTTTTATTTTTTCAGTTCTACTTGGGCCAGCTTGAGATTCAGCTTTCATAAATTCTTTTAATCCTTCTCTAACATCACTTGCTCCTAAAAATGCTGCAGAAGCTCTACCTAAAATATCTCCAACATCTCTTTGTCTAGCTTTACCACCACCTAATAATTCTTCATATCTTGAAATCATATCTTGTAGATCTGTCTGACCAACGGTAGTATCATCATCTTTTTCTATATCTATTCCTTCTCCAGTTATTACAGAAGGTGTTTTTAATTTTTCTTCTACTTGTTCAGTAGTTCCAAAGTCACTACTAAAAGTTCTACCACCACCTGCAGTAACATCTCCAATAGTTCCTTGAGTATCACTTGAACCTAGGTAAGATTCTTTAGGATCTTCATAAGTTTGAAATCCTTCTGTTCTTAAAATTTCACTAAAAGGTTTTTCAACAACATCTTCTCCTGTTGAAACTTCTACAGTTTCAGGAATGAATTTACTATATGGATTAATTTTAAAATTAGGTCCTAAATTTAAATTTTTATCTTGAGCATATTGTAATATTTGTGAACCTGTCATTGGTGCACCTGTTTGTTTTAGAATGTCTTGTAATGTAACTACTCCACCTACTTGATATCCTACTCTACCTCCAACATTATATCCTAATCCAGAAGTAATCCCCGTTCCGCGACTATCGACACGGCCACCTCTAAACATAGGTCGTCTTAATATTCTACTCATTATCCAAACAATCCTAATTTAGATCCAATACTAGCAATACCTGTACCAACACCTAGTGCAGTTGATAATGGACTAGCTGGAGCTGCGGGTGCTTGATAACCAACTGTTTGAGTTGGGAATGCACCTGGTTGAATTTGTGCAAGTTGTTGACCTACTAAACCTAATCTAGTGAAAGGTTCAAATTCAGCTTCTCTTGCTGCAGCACTTGCTGCATCTAGAACTGCTTGTTGTTGTGCTTGACCTGCTTGACCTAATTGAGTTTGATAAGTACCAAGTCCTTGTTGTGCTTGTAGTTGTGCTAAAGCTTGTTGTTGAGCCTGACCAAAACCTTGTTGTAATAATTGTGCTTGCATAGCTGCTCTTTTTGCTGCAGATCCTACATCGTATTCAGCTAATTGAACACCTTCTCTACCGCCACCAAAAGCGCCTGCTTGAATGGCAGCTTGACCAATACCTTGTCTTTGTAGTGCGGCTTGTTTGTCGTATTCAGCTAATGTAGTATCAATCACCTCTTGTTGATAAGGTGACATAAATTGTTGATAAGCTTGTGGTCCTACTAATGATCCTAATCCACCGGCCGCGGTTCTCGCTTGTTGTTGCAATGCAGATTCAGCAGCGATTTGTGGAGCGTAAGCACCAGTCTGAATCTGTTTACCCATAAGAGGATCAAGAGATTTAAGAAATGCGGTTAGCGAACCTTCTAATACCGGTGCGGGTAATACTTGTGATATTGTGGTTGGTTCTGCCATTATACTCTAGCCTCTAGGTTATTCATTAGTTCATACATTCTTTGTGCTCCTTTATTTACACTTCCGCCTCCAGCTGCTCTAACAGCATCTGCTGTCATTACAAATTCATTTTTAGAAAGTCTAGCAGGTACGTCATCTGCTCTTTCTTTAGATCCTACAGGAATAAATCCTCCTTGTCTATAATCCATTTCCATAGGCATGCCACCCATTTTTAATCCCATTAAACCACCTTCAGCTTTACCTTCACCAAATAATTCATCTTTTAAAGCTTCATATTCTTTTTTAGATATTTCACCTTGTTGATATACTTGTGGTAAATATAATTTATAAAATTCCATTTTTCTATCTTCAGGCATTACTCCATCAACATCATTCATCATAGCATTCATAATACCCATCATTTCTGATTGACCAGGTTGTACTGTTACTTTTAATTTATCTACTAAAAATTCTTTTGGTTTTTCTTCAACTGCTTTAACTGCTGCAGGTATACCACCAAATTCTAAACCAACTCTACCACCATTTCTTAAACCTAATTGAGCTAATGTATCATCTATTATACCTTGATCAAAAGCTGCTGCAGTCATAGATGAAATAATAGCTGCTCTTCTTGCAGAGTCAGATGCTTCTTGAGCTTGACCTGCTTGTAAGTTAAATGCATCTAATTCATCTTCATAATCTTTTAATGCTCGTCTAGCTGTAGCCATAGCAAGATCTGTTGTACCTTGTGATAATGGAACCATCGCTGCTTTTGCCGTAGCTAAATTTAAACCTGCAGCCTCTCCACCTGGTCTTAATATATCTCCCATACTTGCTAAACCTTCAGCAGTTTTTCCTAAAAATTCTGTTCCAGATTTTAAAATACCTGTATCCATACCTGCTGCTTTTTGTGCAAAGAAATCTGCAGCACCTGGACTTCCTGATTGAATTATTTGTTCAGAACCTGGAGGACCTGCTGGGCCATATGTAGCTGTACCAGGAGCTGATAAAGCACCTGTGCCTGCTGCTAATAATGCTGACAGTCCAGAAAAATCTCCTTCACTACCTTCTTGTGCAAGTTGTGCTAATATATTTGAACCTCCAGCCAAAGCAGCTCTACCTGCCATTGTACCTAGGATACCAGTTGTCGGTGCTAAAAAAGGAACCGCTGCAGATATGTAAGGTAAAAAAGGTTTTACTTCATTAGGTATTATTTTATCTAATACTTTTGAAACAGGCTTTGTTACTTTTTTAAATACTTTTTTAAAGAATCCCATAATAATTTTATAATGTTATTGTAATTTGCAAGAAAGCCACTCTTGAAAAAAGGCTGTAACTATGCATTTTACTTGTTTTTTAATAATACGTCAACCATTACAAATCAGAAGATTTAGCACCTAATGGAGGCATAGCTGCTACTTTTATCTTTAATGATCTTGTTATATGTTCTTTTTGAGTAGGTGTTTCAGGATTAGCAATATCGTCTTCTGCCTCTTTATCTGAATTATACTCATAATTAGTTTCTTTATTTCTCAATACTACTTCAGTTTCACACTTTACAACCGGTACTTTTTTACCATTTATGATTGTGTAATTTACTGATCCTTCTTCTTTAAAAGCCATGTTATCTCCTTTATTATGCTCCTCCTAAACCACCGCTATCAGCAATGTAAACCCTACTAACTTCTAGTAAAGCTGCTGTTCCACTTATACCAGATGTATCTGTAGTTTCAATCCTCAATTCATCTGATTCTTCTAACACAACAGAACCTTTTAATAGATTACATATGGTAGGACCTGTTATTTCAGCATGTGCTATTAAGTATTGTGTACTGACAGAATTATCATAAATATAGACTTTTACCGTTTTACCACCACCTGTATTTGTTAATTGTATAGTTTGAAATATAGCTCTAGCTTCTGTTGGACAAGTATAAATTGTCTCTGGAGCAGTTAAAGTCGGTGCATAGAATGCGTTTTTATATACGTTTGCCATTATGTTAAATCAACCCATTTTAAATTACCAAGAACATCATCATTTGCAGATGCACCTTTGGCAGCTAGTGTTAATGTATCAGAAACTCCTGCAAT